CTCCTTCTCGATGATCTGATGGATGGCCGACACGCGGACCTCACCAGGCGCGGTCAGGTCTTCCCGCACCCCGGTCTGGACCTTGCGGCGCTTGATCTCGATGCTGTTGGGCTTGAGCAGCGGGTTATGATCTGCGGAGTACGTCAGGCTCTTGAGGCTCGGGCCAGTTCGCGCAGAAGCGACGTTATGTTCTCTCTTTTGTGCCATCTTTCGGACCTTATTTTTTCGGTGATGGGCGGATCATATCACCGTCAATCCGAAAAAGTAAGGGCATATTCTTTCGGTCCAAGTCAAAGCGCCTATGGGATCGACCGAAAGAATAAGCGCTAAATTTTGCAGAGTTGGTCAAAAAATTTTCGGTCATCCTCCAAATTCTTGCGGTCGCCTCTAGTATCCATGCGGGTTTCAGCGGGTTTCCTTCTCTTTCTACCCCTGGGGGGTCTCAGGGGGGACGGGTCCCCCCTAAGCGTGGGTTTTTCCTCACGCGCGCAGCGCGTCACTTTAGGCCGGCCGCAGTGCATGGGCTTGGAAGAAAAAGTGACTGCCCCCGCCTGACGGCGGGCGCACAAGGTACGGCCGGGCTCACCCGGCCTTGTCAACTCAACACGGGCAGCGCACCGGCCAACACACGGTCGGCAGACCTTCGGCGGGATACGCCCCTCCCGCCGCCTTACGGCGCCGGGCCCGCTACCACGGCGGGGGGCTACCGCCTCACCCCGGCCATCTAGGCCGGGGCTTCGGGAGCCTGCCGCCGTTGACGCGGCCGACACCCCCGCGGGCCAACCCGCGGCGGCCGCTCGACAGATCTATTCCCCAGCTGGAGAAAACCGCGCTTGCAGACCGTGGTCCGCTTTGGCCGGCGGCTATGGCATAGGGCGGGGTTGGTTTTCCGGGGTTGATCTTCAAGGGGGGAACCCCCGTTAACCGGGCGTGCCGGTTTCCGCAGGAAATCGGTGCGCAACCCAAGCGGGAGCGCCGGGCAGGGTGTCCCGTTGACCTGGTCAGCGCCCGCCCGCCTGCAGGCCTGCAGCGAGGCCTGGTCATCTTCGGCCGCCGCGATCGCCGCCGGCTGCGCCGGCCACCTGGTCGACCAGTCCCTGGCCGCTGACCTGGTGCGCGACACTATGCACCGAAATGCGCAGCACTACGCACCAGGATGCGCAACCTATGCACGGCCGCTGGCCGGGCACACACAAACACGACACAAACACAAACACCGGCCACCTGGTCGACCAGCTGCTGCAGCTCGCGCGCTCGCGCGGCCGGCTGCCGGCGCCGGGCTGGCCAGGTCGACCACGCCCTGCAGGATCCACCCGGACCACGCACCAGGTGCGAACGGTCGCGCCGCATCCCAGCCGGCCACCCGCTAACGTGCCCAGGACCGCACAGGACGCATCAGGCGCGGCGATCTGCTGCAGGGTCGCCGCACCGTCGCCAGCGCGTCCTGATGCCCCTGTAGGCCCTCCCATGCCCCTGGAGAGGGTGGGAGGGGGCCACCTCCCCTGTACCCCCGGACTTCGGAGGTCCCCTCCGCGCCTCCGGTCTATGTCGAGGGCTCTGTTGTGATGCAGGGGGCCGGCCGGGCTCGCAGCCCGCCGCTGCTGGGCTCCGCCGGGATCCGGGCCGAATGGTTCTGATGCGGATTGATGCGCGAACGGGGGCATTTTTGACACCAGGAGGGGGCCGGGAAGGCGGGAGGGTTTGAAGCCGACACACAGGCAAAACTTCGTGGATTCATGGATCGGGCTATTTCCTGCCGTAACTCTTTGATTTTGCTCAAATTGTCGATCCATGGAATCCACGGAAAACCACTTTCGCCCATGGAAAACCCGTGGATTAAAAAATAGGCAGTTCGGAAAACTCATGGAAACGAGACCAAACCCTGTGGATGCGCGCGTGGGGGCCTTTGTATCTCTCTGCCCTTCTTTCTTCTTTCTTTTCAATAACTTAAAGAAGAAGAAGAAGGGGGAGGCGGCGCGGGCCGGGCGGTGGGCTGCAAACAGAGTTCGTGGAAAAACCGGGGCTGTTCGTGGAATTCCCGGGGGTTGTCGTGGGAGGTTTTCCCTCGCCAATCAATGACTTAGGTGAAAAGTGTACCTCAATCCACGGGTTTTCTGTGCTGTGTGTGTCCTGCCATGGCGAAGAACGACCGGCGGCCGCCGGGCCGTCGACGGCGCCCTGGCCAGGCCTGCAGAGGGGGCGGGATCCGATCGCGGCAAAATCACATCAACTTTACATCAACTTGCAATATGAATTAAGTTGATGTATTGTTGCCGCACATCGCACATCAAGTTGATGTATACATGATGTATAAACACCTGCGTTTATGCGTCGCCCATTCCTGCCCGGCCCCCGGGCGCCCTTTGAGAGGATGCAAGATGAAAGACCTGATGCAAGAAACGAAAGAAGCGATCGCCGACTACGAGAAGGCTGCGGCCACCCTGGACAACATGGACCTGGTGGGCGGGTACGTGATCCGCTGCCAGAACGTCTACCTCACGTTCGACGTGTCGGACGCCGGCGACGTGATGAACCCGCGGCCGTGCCGGCCGCACCTGGCGCGCAGCTTCACCTGGCTGCAGGCCAAGGCGATCGCCTCGCATGTCTGCAACGGTGGCCAGCACGCCGGGGAGGTCGTCCATGTTCGCCAGGCGGTGGCCGAAGTCCTGGACGCCTACCGCGCGGTGCTCGGGACCCTGGAAGCGTTTGAGCGCGGCGACGATCCGGCGCTGTAATGCAGACTTGATGTATAGATGACGTATAGATACAATCAACCTGATATCAACATAAGGTAAAGACCATGACGATCTACACCGTAGCGAACACCAAGGGCGGGGTGGGCAAGTCCACCAGCACTGTCCAGATCTCGACCGGCTTCTCCCTGCGTGGGGAGGATCCCTGGGTGGTGGATGGCGACAAGAAACAGACGTCGGCCCTGCTGTCGCTGACCAACAGGGTCAATGCCGGCCTGCCCGGGATCCCCGCCACCGAACTCTCGGACGGCGCCACGCTGCGCGCCCAGGTGCGGCTGCAGGCGCCGAAGTTCAAACACACGTTGATCGACGTGGGCGCCCGGGATTCCGGCGCGCTGCGCGCCGCCTTGACGGTCACCGACGTGCTGGTGGTGCCGTTCGCGCCCCGGGCCTATGACCTCTGGGCATACGAACAGATGATCGAGCTGGTCAAGGAAGCCCAGGAGCTGCGCGAGATCCAGGTGGTCCCGTTCCTGAACATGGCGGACCCGCACGATGGTCCGGGATCCGACAACGCCATTGCGATCGCGGACGTGGAAGCCTACGGCTTCAAAGTCGCCCCGGTTCGCCTGGGCAATCGCAAAGCGATCGACCGGGCCAGCGCGGCCGGACTGAACGTCAGCGAATACAAGCCAGCCGACGAGAAGGCCCGCCTTGAGGTGGCCCAGCTGGTCGACTATCTCCTGGGGCTCTCGCGCTCCTGATACCTCATGAGTGCATCATGTCTACATCAACATGATGCGCGCAATACATCAACATTACCGAAGGATTGAATATGGAACGTAGGATTCCCCCGAAGCCAGCCCGCCCGCAAGTGTCGGACGAAGCGGCGGACCGCTTCATTAACAAGGCGCCGGACGAGAAGGCGGGCGCCGCGGCGCCGGCGGCGGCCAGCCAGCCAGCTGCAGCTGCAGCGCAGCCGGATCCGGTCCTGCCGCGCACGCTGCGCAAACGCAAGGAGCCAGTCACGATGACCCTGGATCCGGGCATCCTGGCGGAGTTTGACGAACTGGCGGCCACGATGGGCTTGAGCCGGGCGGCCGCCACCGGCATGGCCATGAGGCGGATGATTGATGAGGAAAAGAAGAAGCGATGACGGCGTGATGCGTCACGCAAAAGGACAAGGGCCACCAAGACGGTGGCCCTTTTTTTATGCCTGCAGCCTGGCCAGGTAGGCCCTGCGCTGCTCCACCTGGTCGGGATCCAGCTGGGCGTAGTCGTTGCAGTCGCGCAGGAATTCGGCCGGGTAGTAGCGCGCCGGCGCCGGGTCGCCCTGGCAGCGGCCCAGGCCCTGGGCTCGCATGCGCTTGTCGCTGCTTTCGTGGGCCACCCGCTCCTTGACGGTGAAGCGGCGACAGCTGATGCAGTTCACTGGCATGGCTGCTCCTATTCCGCGGCCGGGCCGTTGTTGAGCTTGACGGCGACGTGCAGCCCGTAGCCTTCCAGGGCCTTGAGCGACAGCGGGGTCAACGCGCTGACCCGCATGTTCAGGATGGTGCGCTCCACTTCCTTCTCGCCCTGCAGGACCTTGGCGGTCTTGAGTTGCTTTTTGAACACGGTGGCCGACTTCACCGGCATGCCGTTCCATTTGTCGCGCAGGTGGACCGACGTGGCCAGGTGCTCCATGACGTGCGACGTGCGGACCAGCAGGCATTCCTCGCCGTCCACCTTGTCGAACTTGTACGGGTGCTTGAAGCTGCCGCGGTCTATTTCGGACAGCAGCGTTTCCATGATCCAGACCCATGGCGAGCGGTCGGAATCCGATTCCGAGATGTGCGTGTTCATTTCCGCGATCAGGTCCTTGCCGAAGTCGCCCTCGCTCGGGTCCATGCCGGCGAAGTCGGCCAGGTAACGCCAGGCCAGCAGCACGGCCGCGTAGTTGCCGGCCATGCGCTTGGCGCCGTCGTCGTTCTCGCTGGCCCGGCTGTTGCGCAGGCAATAGTCCCGCAGGCCTTCGTACTTGGCCAGCACGTCGGCGCGGTCCAGGTCGGTCAGGTACTGCAGCCACTGGCGCACCGGGAAGCGCGGGAGATCCGCCGGCATCAGCGGGCCGCGCTTGCCGCTCAGGTCCGTGCGGACCAGCTTGCCCAGCAGGCTGCGCACCGGCACGTCCTCGCCGGCGAGCATGACCGGCGCCGACAGCAGGAACTGCGTCATGGCGGTGCCGCGCTTGGTCACGGTGTACTGGTAGCTCTCCTGCAGCAGGCCCACCGCCTTGTCGATCACGTCCTGGCGGCGTGCGCTCAGTTCTTCCCAGCCCACCGGGTGGCTGGTGTGGCTGATGCTGGTCAGCAGGCGGAACTCGGTCTCGAGACTCTGGCCGGAAAACATGGTGAAGCCCAGGGAGCGCTCCAGGCGCTTGATGAGGGTGGATTTACCGGCGCCCTTGTCGGCCTGGACGGTGATGTGAGGCCAGAAGCCCAGCAGGGCCTTAAGGTGGCCGCCCAGGGCCCAGGCCAGGGGGATGGCGGCCGCGTTCCGGTGGAACGTGCTTTGGTAGGCCCGGATCACGGTGGCGGCGTCCTGGACGTGGCCTGCCGGGAATGTGAGGTTGAAGTAGGGGCACTGCTTCTCTGGCTCGGTGAAGTAGCAGTCGGGTCCCTCGTTGACCGCGAGGCGGCCGTCCAGCCAGGCCAGGCCCACGAAGTTGGCGGCCGTGCGCGCGCCCAGGTGGGCGGTGCGCTCCAGGATCGTGACCATGCGGGAGAAGCGCTTCGGCTCGAAGATCGGCCCGAACTGGCCCCATTGCGCCAGGTTGTGGACCTGCTTGTCGCCCATGACCTCGCGCACCAGCTGGGCGCCGTGGCGTGGGGTCTGCACGGTCACGGCGAAGTAGACGGCCGGGGAGTGGTCCGGGTCGCCGGTCATGGTCGACGCGGCGCTGGCCACGGCCACGCGGCTGAACGATGCCACCCGGAAGCCGCACAGGTCGGTGTAGGTCGGCGTTTCCTCGCCTTCGTCGCCCTTCTGGTCCATGTTGACGATGTAGCTGGAGAAGTCCGGGCGCACCCTATACCGCCAGTACTGCGCAAAATCGTGCGTGGGCAGGTAGACGCGGGGCTTGCCCTTGCGGGTAGCGTCGCCGGCCATGCCGGCGATCAGCCAGGTCTCCAGCTCGTCCAGGGCGTCTGACAGTACCGCGGCGCCGTGCTCCTGCAGGTAGTCGTTGGCGTCGTTGATGGTCTCGCCGTCGAAGCCTTTACCCTTCTTCCACTCGGCCTGGTCAACGATCAGCGCGCTGATGTTCAGCGCAGTCAGGATCTCGTAGATCTTCCAGGCGGTGTTGGGGCCCGGCCGCTGGCCAGCCAGGCGGTGGTCGGCCGGGAAGGGCTCGTCGTTATCCATGCAGATGACCGCTTGTTTTCCGCGCAGGAACGTCCAGTCGATCAGCTCCGCATTGTTCAGGCCGCGCAGGGCAAAGGATGCCCACCCGGGCTTGTCGGCGGTATCGATCGACAGGGCATTGATCGCGCTTTCCACGATCGCCACCGTCCTGGCCCGCTCCAGCTTGCGAGTGTCCGCCGTCCATCCGATGCCGTCCTTCTCGCCCTGGCTCTGGGTCTTGTATCCGCCGTTCAGCTCGGGCTCGATGTAGCGCACGTCCACGCCGGCCACGCGCTTGGTGCCTGGGAAGTAGGCGATGAAGGCGGCGCCGGGGCCACCGTGGCCCTGCTCGCCGGGCTTCTTCTTCTCGCTGGTCCAGGAGTTATAGCCCAGGGTGTTTGCGCGCAGCGCGGTGGCGATCGCCGCCTCGCTGATGCCGCGGCCGACCAGGTACTCCTTGACCTTGTCGCGCTCAGCCAGGCTGCGCTTGGCGATGCTCTCCGCCAGGGTCATTGGTTCCCGGGGCTGGTTGGTCCGGTCCGGCGTGCTGAACGGGATGCCGAACATTTCGTGCAGGATCTTCATGGCTTCGCTGACGCCGCACCCGTGGTAGTAGCTGACCAGGTCGATGCATGAACCGCCCTCTCCGCTGCTCCAGTCCTTCCAGCCGGTCCCGTGGTCACTGTCGTCCACGAAAATGGACAGGGACGGGCTTTTGTCCTTGTGGTGCGGTGAGTGATACAGGGCCTTGCCCGTGCCCGGGTCCTGGCCGGCGCCCAGGCGGAGGCCCAGGCGGTTGGCCAGTTCGTGCAGGTCAATGGTGCGTTTCAGTTCGTCAATCGAGGCCATGTCTCTGGGCTTTCGGTTCTTGTTTTAAATGCAACGGCGCGAGCGGGGCTCGGCCGCGGCGCCAAAGCGCAGCGGCAAGGCGCTGTAATTCTTGGGCGGTCGGTGTTAATGCAGCGGCGTCACTCTGGCCTGCTTGGCCAGTTCCGCCAGGTCGGCGGCGACGAGTACGACCGACTGGCCGCTTTCGTCCTTCATGAACAGGGTGAAGCTGGTGGTGCGCGTGCAGTCGATGCTGACCTGGCTGCGGCGCGCGGACAGTTCGCCCAAGGCTTGGAGCGTGACCGTGCGCGCCGTGTCGGCGGAGATCCCGCTACTGTTCACCAGGTGCTCGATGCAGCGGTCGACCAGGCGTTGGCGATCTGCGCTCAGGTGTTCATCTTCATGGTCCCGCAGGAAGCTCAAGGCGCTGCAGGTGAGGGCGAGGGTAGACATAGGCTTCATTCTGTTAAATCGTTCAGATCGCCAGCTGCAGCTGATGCATGACCCGCTCCCTGATGTGCTGGGACATAGGCACGCGCACGTTCTCGCTGGGTTTGCCGGAAGGGGAAAGACCGCGGACGATTTCCAGCGAAGCCACGTAGGTATATCCGCACTCGACGTCGAGACACTGGTATGTGATTTCGCGCATCGTAGCGGTCTTCTCCTGGCTGCTGCGTGCCACAGCTCTCTCTTTGCAATGAGGGCATCGGATAATGATTCGAAAGCTCATATTTACTGGTCCAAGTAATAAAAAGACCCCCCGGCCTTATTACTACTGCTGTTGTCCCTGTTGAGATTTATAGGCCTTCAAGCCTAATCGGTAGATAATCCCAGCCATGGACTGTCGACTGCGTGCTTCCTTAGTACGGATTTCCTCCAGTTGGTTGTCTTCTTCCCGGGTGAGTGGGATAGGAACCCTAGTTTCTTTGCGATTATCTGTTTTCATTTCCTATTCTACGCTCGTGACAATATGTGATAATTCATTACGTTCCGTGAATTTTTGTGTTGGAACGTAAATTTTTGTTGCGTTGCGTAAAATTCTACGCTCTACTCGCGGCTCCGTACAGTCTTTTCGTCGATGAATCGAAATTTCAAAATCTATAATATGCAAACAAAACAACTCCTCGTGCAAGAAATCATCGACAGGATGAAAGCCGTGCTGGGTTTCTCCAAGGATGATGAATTGGCTAATTACCTCGGCAAGAGCCGTAGTACACCGGCTGGTTGGCGAACGAGGGGAATGGTCCCAATCATGGAAGCCATACAGATCGCGGAGCAACACAACATCAGCCTGGACTGGCTGATACTCAAACGAGGAACCGGGCCCGAACTCGTCGGCGCCGAAGTAGAGCAAACAGCCAGTGCCCCGACTCTGGACAACGTCACCGACGTGCCTGGCTATGTGGATCTTCCTGTGTTGGACATGGCCACCTTCAACTCGACCAGTAAGGACCGGGCCTGGAAGGTTCCGCGCTTGTGGCTTGATCAGGAAGGCCTGACTGTTGAAGACACGGTCATGGTTCGCGCAGTGGGCGATCCTATGGAACCCACGATCGTTGACGGAGAAATGGTTGTTGTCGATCGTCGTGTGCCAAATACAGATGGCGTGTTCCTGGTTCGTTTTGGCGAGACGGTGCGCTTCAAGCGGATCCAGCGTATGGCCGATGGTTCGATCCGGCTGTCCAACGACAACCCGGCCTATACGGTTGATGTGATCAAGAAGGGCGACGAGGACACAATAGAGATCATCGGCTACTGCCATGCCTCCGTGCGCTCGGTGCGATAGTTCGGCCGCCCTGCAGCGGCGCCCAGCTGCGGCGCCGCCCTTGCTTCCCCTCCGCACTTGCCCCATCCCACCTCCCAGCTCAACCACTTCTACAACATCGCCGGCCGCCACTGTGCGGCCTTTATTGTCTTCAAGAAACAAAAAAAAGTACTGTATGGGTATACAGTACTTTTTACTAGGGAAAACCGCAAGGGCAATGCAGAAGTTATGCAATCATGATATTAAGTTGATGTATAGATTGCATTATGAAGATGTAGAATTGCACAACGTTAATATTGAGTGTTTGGCTACGGCGCAGCCTTTTCCTTCTTAGTCCCCAGAGCGTTATAGACGGTGGCCCGGCTGACCTTGTACCGCTTCGCTACGTCTCCCACTGTAATGTTGGGATCTCGCAACAGTGCCTCTATCTCAGTGATTGCCTGGGCGTCCAGTTTCGACGGGCGGCCTCCCATTCGTCCGCGGGCTCGCGCCGCCTTCAAGCCTTCCATCGTGTTCTCATGGATTACGTCGCGCACGTATTGAGCCATTGCACCGAACACCCCCAGGAACAGCCGGCCTTGAGCCGAACTGGTGTCGATCTGCTCGGTCAGGCTCCAGAACCCGATGCCGCGGCCGGCCAGGTCGTTGACGATCTCCACCAGGTCGGCCAGGGAGCGGCCCAGGCGGTCCAGTCGCCATACCACCAGCGTGTCACCAGGGCGCAGCGCGCGCAGCACGTTGTCCAGCTCGGGCCGGCCAGTCTTGGCCCGGCCGCTGGCCTTGTCCTCGTAGATCTGCATGCAGCCGGCGCGCTTCAATGCGTCCCGCTGCAGGTCAAGGTTCTGGTCGACCGTGGACACGCGCGCGTAGCCGATTAGCAGGCCGCCGGTGATGATGTCCAGGTTGCCAGTGGCTTTCACATCACGCATCGCTTTCCCCCTCCGAACTGGTGACGCCGGCGGCGGCCTTCGCCGCGCGCACGTCGCCTACGGTCAGCTGCCAATTCTGGAAACCCACCAGGATCTCGTCATCCGGGGAGTCCGCGTAGTGCTCCAGCGGGAACGATGCCAGCTTGTTTGCCTGCCCTCTCATCGTCCATCCTCCCCGCGGCGCAGCCGGTGCATCATCGCTTCCTTGAACTGGTCGCTGGTGAACCCGGCGGCGATCGCGCGCTCGCGCAGCTCGGCGCGCACCTGGTTAGCGTTGCGATTGATGGCCGCTAGTTCGCGGTGGTTTGCCGGCATGATGCCGTCTCGGGTCTTTGGCCCGGTGCATACCGTGCGGTCGTAGGCTTCGGTGCGTTCGTAGTACTCGTCGGCCAGCTTCACCAGGTCAGGGTCGCGGCCCTCGATCGAGAACTCGCCGTAGAACAGGGCTCGGACCTGCTGCGGGTGTAGTGCCTCATCACCAGTTGCGCGTAGCGCGCGCAGCATCGTGGTGCGGCCGGCGCGCCGGCCACCCATGAACAAGGCGGCCGGCTGCTTCTCGTTTCCTTGCTCAGTCATCAAACCCTCGAACTGTCCAGGTATGCCGCGCGCGCTGCGCGTGCGTCGTCCAGGTGTTCGGCGCCTGGGATCTGGCCGGCCTCGATCACGCGGCGCAGGACCAGGCGGTCGGGGATGCGCCAGTCCTCGGCCAGTTGCTCAAACACCTGGCCGCCGTTGGGGAAGTAGGTATGCACCTCACGTTGCGGGGTGTTGTCCATGCGCAGCACGGCTATGCAGTCCAGGAAAAGGGCGTGGTCGATGGCGCGAAGGTCCGTCAGGTCGAACGGAAAGCGGGTCCCGTTGTACAGGCCCAGGAGAAAGGCTGCGATATGCCGGCATTGGCCGGTGTTGCCCTGCGCGATCGGCAGCAGCCGGCGCAGCGCCGCCTCGCCCTCGGCCCGGACTTGCGGCAGCTGGTCGACGCGTTCCTGCTCAAGGCGGCGTTGCTCGGCAAACGCGGCCGCCACGCGCTCGGCCTCCTCATTGCTCAGGTTGCGGCCGCCGAAACTGATATTCCCTATGGACGTTGGCATTTCGATATCCTCTCTGTATAAGAATCAATTTATGAGGGGGTTTGTTTTACATAGAAAACTATACAGAGTTTTTAGACGGTTGCGGAGTAAAAAAAGGGGCTTGCGGCCCCTTTTTGTTGAGTGTCAAAAATCCCGAGGTTTTTTAGACAGCGCTGCAGCATCAATGGTTGTACGTGTAGCGAGCACATCTGCAGTTCATTGTTTCCAAACAGTCGTGACAGTTCAATGGCTATACGAACCGGCGCCGGAAAAACCACAAGAGGCGTGGCGGGTGTCGATCGGGCCCAATGAGGGCTGCAACCTGACAACCTGGGAGTAATGATGTTGAAACAGAACAAAGTGGCGCGCATGGCGCGCGCCTGGTCGGCCGTGGTGGCCAATGTGGCCAAGGCCGTGTACTACCTGGCCGGCCTGGTGGTGAAGTGGGGAGGCTAGGCCTCGGCGCCGGCGTCGGCGGTGTCACGGGTCTCCAGCTCGACCTCGGTAGTGAACCCGCTACTCGAGATCGAGTGGCGGACCTGCTTGACCAGCCAGGGAGTGCTGTCGATCTGCGGCTTGAAGCCGGAGACCGTGACCGGCAGCTCGGGGGAGATCTCGGCGCGGCCGATCGCCAGGCTGTAGGACAGCGTGGCCTGGTTGCGCTGGATCCGCTTGAACTCGCTGGCGGCGGCCGCGCGCGCCTCGCCCTCGGTCGGGTAGACCTCGGGCAGCTTCTTGAGGTTCTGGTTGTTCTCCCCGCCCACGGTCACATGCTTTTTATCGGCGGCGCCGTTGCTGTGATAGAAGGCGCGCACGCCGGCGTAGGTCTCCCGCTCGGTGATGTTGTAGCGGTGCCGGTCGCCGTCGGCGCGCTTGATGGTCAGGCCCGGCAGCGCGCGGCCGCTGGCGGTCTTGCCGGTGCCGATCGGCAGGAACAACAGGTTCCCATCCTTCACGGTCATGACGGCATCGAACCGCTTGGCCAGGCGGGTCAGGAAGCTCATGTCGCTCTCATTGGTCTGGTCGATGTGCGGGACCACCGTGCCGGCCAGCTTGGGCCCGACCACGGGATTGAGCTTATGGCGGCCGGCGATCGCGCGCACGATCGCGCCCAGGGTCTGGCCGTGCCAGCTTTTCTCCTGGCGTTCGCCCATGCCCTTGGTCATCGACGCACTGCGCGCCCGGATCGTGATGGTGTCCGGCGTGCCGCTGTGTTCTACCTCGTTCACGGTGAAGCTGCCCTTGTCGGTCAGCCTGGATCCGGCCCAGCCGATCGACACCGACAGGACGGCGCCGCGGTTCGGGATCGCCAGCTGGCCGTCGTGGTCGTCCAGGGTCAGGTCCAGGGTGTCGGCCTCGTCCTGCCGGCATTCGCTGATGTTCAGGGCCTGCAGGCGGGGCTCGATCTTGCTGGTCAGGTCCTTCCCATCGAGCGTAATGCGGAAGTCAGGAATACGCGCGCCGATCATGCGTAGCCCCCGAAGTCCTGCCCGGTGCCCAAGTCGGTCACGGCGCGGCCGCGCGGGCTTGGTGCGGCGCGGTTGTCGTCCGTCCTGGTCAGGTTGAGGGTGAAGTCGACGCGCCGCGGCGTGCCATCCGGGTGGTGCAGGGTCTGCCCCTCGTCCATGCCTTCGATCAGGTAGGCGCCGTACACGGTCCCGGCGCCGTCTACCAAGGCGTAGGCCTCGCCGGTGTCGCCCATCGTGCGCAGGTCCTTGAGCGATGCCAGGGTGCCGGTCAGCTCGGGCGCGAGCATGCCCGACAGCGTGATCGTGTCTTCGCCCGGGCCCAGGAACTGGTGGGCATCGCGCGCGCCCACTCGCGGCGCGCTGGCGTGCTTCCACCTGGTCTGCCGCTGCAGTTCCTGGAAGGCCAGGGTATCCAGGCCGAACACGAATTGGCCAAGTGCCATCAACATGGTCTCTCCTTTCTTAGTCGCTCAGGCGCGAGCCGTTGCGCGCCTGCAGGTCCCGGCCGCGCCGGTCCAACTCGGCGCTCACGGCGCGCGCGATCGCAGCGGCGTCCTGGCCGGGCTGCGCGTAGATGTTGATCGTGGTGGGGCCGCCAGCTGCCGCACCAGGTGCGCCTGCAGCTGCGGCGCCGCGCGCTCCGCCGGCGAACTGGAAAGGCTGCGCGGCCGCCGGCGTGAAGGCCAGCGTGGCGGCCGTGGCCAGGCCGGCGGCTGCGGTGGTGATGCGGCCGGTTTGCTTCTCCATGCCGATCGCCGCACCTTCCCCCACGAACCCGCCCAGCTCCCCGAACACCCGGCTCGGGCTGCGGATCCCCAGCTTTTCCTTGAACCAGGTGACGGCGCCGCCGCCCAGGTTCTCGATGGTCTCTTTGACGGCCCCCATGCGCGATGTGATGCCATTCACCAAGCCGCTCACCAGGTTGCTGCCGAACTCAAAAAACCGTGCCGGCAGCTGGCTGAACCAGGCCACGCCACTGTTGAACAGGTTGCTGATGTGGTCCCACAGGCCGGAGAAGAAGCCCTTGATCGGTCCCCAATACTTATAGATCAGGTAAGCGGAGAGGGCGATGGCGGTAACAGCCAGCCCAATCGGGTTCATCAGCATGGCCCGGCCCAGGAACAGGACGGCCTGCCCGGCCATTCGCAGCCCACCGCCCAGGAGGGTCAGGACCTTGCCGAATGCCGCGCCCTGGATCCCCAGCGTGACCAGGCTGAATCTCAACATGGCGAGCGGTCCGAGTACAGCACCCAGCATGACCAGGAAGGCGCCGCACACGGTCAGCAGGATGGCGATCGCCGCCACCAGCTTCATCAGGCCATTGGCCGTGCGCGGGTTCTCCTTGGCCCACCGGCCCATACCCTGGGCGGCATTGCCCAGCCACTCGGTGACGGCCTTGAGCTCCGGCGCGATCGCGGCGCCGAAGGCCACCATGGTGTTGGTGAAGGTGCCGGTGGTGGCCTCCCACAGGTTCTTGAGGGTGCCCAGCTGGCGGTTCACGCGCTGCTGCAGGGATGCCTGGTTGGCCATCCGGGCCTGTACCTCGGCATAGCCGGACACGCCCTTTTCCATCAGCAGCGATACTACCTGCAGGGTCTCGGCATCGTCGCCGTAGATCTCCTTCAGCACGGACAGCCTGTCCTGGGTGGTCAGGCCCTTGAGCTTTTCAAACTGCTTGAACATCTTGTCCAGGCCACCCCACTCGCCGGTGCCGTCCGAGAAGTCGAGCTTTCGCCCGGGGCTCAGGCTCTTGTTGGCCTTGGCCAGCTTGTCGGCGTTCAGCGACATCTGGAAGATCTTGCGGTAAGCGTTGCCCGCCGCCTCGCCCTGCATGCCGGCCTGGTCGGCCATCACCAGCAGCGGCGCCAGGACCCTGGCCCCTTCCAGGCCCTTCTGCTTGATCGTGTCCATCGCCGGCGACAGCTTGGCCATACCGGCCAGCATGTTGCTGTCGTCCACGCCCAGGTAGTAGGTGCGCTGGATCACGTCCATGAGGCTCAGCATGTCGCTTTCGCTGGTCTTGGTCGCATCCTGCAGCTTGGCGGAGAACTCGGCCGCATCCTGCGGGGTCTTCTTCAGCAGCACGGCCAGGTAGGCGGCTGATTCGCCCATGCCGCCCAGGATCGACTGCGCGGAAATGCCCTGGCGGTTCAGCATGGTCATCAGGTCCTGGAAGTCGGCGGTCGTTCCGGGCAGGCGGTCGCCCAGCTTCGTGGCCAGGGCGTTGATCTTTTCAAAGGCATCACCGGCGCGGCCATTGGCTCGCATCATGGCCACTTCCAGGGAGGTGGCTGCGTCCTCGGCCTGGGCGTAGTCGCGGACCGGGACGGACAGCGCGGCGCCGGTGGCGGCGCCCCCAGCTGCAGCTGCGGCGCCGGCGCCGGCCATGCGGCCGGCGGTGCGTTGGGTTGCCTCCATGCGGGCGCGCGCCTCGTTCAGGCGCCGCTGCCGCGCTGCCAGCTCGGTCAGGGCGCGCTGCTGCCGTTCCATCTCTGCCGTGGTCGACTGGATGTTCGCGCGCAGCTCGCGCTCATGCTGGGACAGGTTGCGGGTGTCGATGCCGGCGCCGGAGAGGCGCGTGCGCAGCTGGGCCAGCTGGATATGCTGCTGGCGTTGTTGGTCCGACAGGGCGCGGGCGGCCTGGCGGGCCTGCTCAAACTCGCGCACCATCGCCGCGGTGGGCGGACCTGCAGCGTGCAGGCCCTGCGCCAGCGCGGCCACGCGGGCGCGCGCCTCGCGCGCTTGGTCGGCGGTGGCGCCCATGTTGGTGCGCAGCTCGCGGAAGCCCGACACGTCCCGCTGCGCGTCGTTCAGCTGCCGGAGGCGGTTGCGCGTGGCCTGCAGCGCGCCGGCGGCCTGGTTGCTGCCCGCCATGATGGCGCGCAGCGGGCGCGTGGCGTTCTCCACCAGGTTCATCATCACGCGCAGTCGTAGGTCATTGGACACTTAGGAGTCCTCCTTCTTCTTCTCGTATCGGATCCGCGCGCGCTCGCGCCATTCCATCAGCTCGGAAACACTGAAGCCGGCCATGTCCCTGGGCGTCCAGCCGAACACCAGGGCCAGGTCGGCCATGGATTCCTCTACTCGGTCTGGGAGGCCATTTGGGCAAGAATCGCCCTCGGCGTCAAAAAACCGGCCACCGCCGCGGCACATTGCATGAAGTCGGCGGAGTCCATGGCGGCCAGCTCGGGCGCGGTCAGGGTCGGGGTGGAGATGCGCGGGATGACCTTGGACAGGGCGTCCACGTCCATGGTGCCCAGGGCATGCAGGGAGGTGCCGCGCAGCTCGCCGGCGGCCGGCTTGCGCAGGGTGACGCTGGTGATGGTCTGCTCGCCGCGCTTGATCGGGGTGTCCAGGGTGATGGTCTCGGTGATGATCTCGGTGGTCATGCTGTACTTTCGTAATCAGGGAGGGGAGGGAAGCGGCCACCAGGTGCGGCGGCCGCGGGCCTGCTTAGGCCATGCCGATGGCCTTGCGGTCCTTGAGCAAGCGGTCGACGCCGTTGACCTTCTCGATCATGCCCAGCACGTCGATCTCGATCACGTCCTGGCCGTCGATCGTCAGCTTGTAGTAGCTGACCTGGGTGACAACCTTGAAGGCGGTGTCATCGCCCACCTTGGCGGTGCCCATGTCGATCTCGCTGTGGCGGCCGCGCACGACCACTTCCACGGCCATCGGGTCGGCCTTGTCGTCGGCGCGGTAGGAACCGCAGAAGCGCAGCTGCACGCCGTCGTGGGTGGTCACGCCGTACTGCGCGATCACGCCGCGCATGATGCCGCCGCAGGTCCATTCCAGCTGCAGCGCTTCGCCGCCCATGTCGGTCATGATCGGGCGGGCCATGCCGCCACCGCGCCACTCTTCCATCTTGCGGGTCAGCTTGGGCAGGACGACCTCGGCAACTTCGCCCATGTAGCTGGCGGCGTCGTTGAAGAGGTTCATGAATTTCAGTTTGCTTGGGAGCATTTCTTGTTCTCCGGGTTATGGGTTACAGGTTCACCTGGGCGGCGAAGTCCATCAGGTAGCGGTCGGTGATGCGCTGGCGGAGCGTGATGTTCTCCGCCGGCGGGACCGGGGTGTAGTCGTAGTCGATCACCAGCTGGCCGGCCTTGAGGGTGTCGGCGGTGTTGGCGTCTTCCTGCAGCCAGGCAGAGGCGCCCAGCAGGTAGCCGGCGTTCACCAGGTTGCGGAATGCGTTGTTGATCGACTCGATGATGTCGCGGGCCAGGGAGGGAGTCAGCGGCTTGTCCACGGCCCACATCTGGGCTTCCGCGATCGAGTCGGCAAGCACGTGGGCGGTGCGGGTGTAGTTCTCGAAAGCGAACAGCGGATCGTCCGAACAGGTGCGCGAGCCCCAGAAGCGGAAGCCCTGGGCACGGATCAGGGTGGTCACATCGTTGCTGTTCAGGAAGCCGGCGTCGGTATCCGGGTTCTGCAGGTCCCAGAACACGTCGCGCGAGATCCCGGTGGGGCCGTTCACCTCGACGTTGGACAGGGTCTTGTGCCAGCCGATTTGCTGGTCGATCTTGGCGCGGGTGCCAAGGGCGAAGGCCACGGCGGAGATCGCCTGGTCGGCGTTGGTGGTGGTGTTCCAGGTGACGAACTCCGGCCAGATCAGCATGAGTTCGCGCGCGCCGAACTTGTCACGGAAGGCGACCACCTCTTCCTTGGTGGTGCAGCCGTAGGCATAGGCGTAGGCGAAGGCGCGCAACTGCTGCGCGGCCGACACCAGGGCGCCGATCACCTGCTCGGTGTCCAGGAACGGCGCGCCGATGATGCGCGGCTTGACGCCCAGGACGGATTGCGCCGCCAGCAGGGCCTTGATGCCGGTGTACTTGCCTTGGGCGTTGGTGGTGCCGATCACGTTGGTGGTGGTCTCGGCAGCCGTGGCGCCTTCCTCGACGCGCACCACCACCGTGGGCGCTTTCGTCTGCAGGGCGATGGCGTTCAGGGTCTTGCGCAGGGTGCCGGCGGTACCAGCCTTCGCCTGGCCGGCCTGCACGTCAGTGACCAGGACAGGGGTGTTCAGGGGATAGGCCGCGGCGTCCGCGTCGGAAGCCGTACAGACGACACCGATAACGGCGGTGGACATGAAGCGGATCGGGCGCGAGCCTTCGTTGATCTCGATGACGCGCACGCCATGGTGGCGGTCGGTGATAGCCATGTGTTCTCCAGGTGAGGATTGAGGGTTGGCCTTGGTGGCCAGGTCGATGAAAGATCGTCTCGACATGGTGCCCCGCGCGTGCGCGAGAAGCATCAATCCGGCGATGTGCCCGCAGCGGGCACAAAAAAGCCGGCGCCCAGAGATGAGCGCCGGCTTCACAGGGGCTATGGGATCAGTTCTGTTCCGTCTTTTCCATTGCCGCCAGCACGTCGGGATTGGCCTGAAGGAATTGGGCCAGCTTCTCCAGCGGGTCGGTCTCCGGCGCGCGCTGAGGATTGGTGGCTCCTGTCATGGCCCACCCGCTGCCGATCCAGCGCGGGAATGTCCCGGCGGGCCAGTTCTCGCGCGGCGGTGGTGCCTGCTCAGTGCTACGCGCTGGGATCAGGAAGACGCCCGGCTCCCTGGGGCTCTCGTCGGCCAATGCTGTGCCGATGTATCGCCCCGCCAGGTCGTACTGGTAGACAATCTTTTGGTTCGGTTTTTTCATGTTGGCTCAGTCAGTATTTGATGCAAGCCAGCAGGGCGACGTTGCGGGGCCGCGCTTCATTGCCGCCGCTAGAGGCGATGCTGATCGAGTGTGAGTGGTAGCCCGCGCGCTCGGTTTCCAAAGACGTCTCCCGGTCGATGAAATGGGATCCGCCAGAGAGCCCACTTGGGCCAAAGTGCGTGTCGGTATCCATATATCGGTGACTGTGCTCGCCATCTCCGCCGATCGAAGCTCCGTGGGTGTGGGATATGTTCTGGCTGCTTTGAGGCGAACCCAGGACCCGGTCTGGGTCCACCCTGCGGCCATCATCCCAGGAACGGATGAACTCGCCGCGCAGGTCCGGCAAATTGAAGGTGTTGAACCCGTCTCCCTTGCCGTAGGTCTCACCGATGACTGCGAACAAGGCAGCGTAAGCTGTGCGACTGATTGCAGCACCGTTCGCTTTCAGCCAGCCGGCCGGTGCGGAGGGGCTCACCGTGTACTTGATATCACCAGGCTGGCCCGATGCATCAGCTTCGGCCTTGCTGTACACGTCCAGATTTTGGCGTGCCGTCGGTACATCGTCCACGTCGGCCAAGTTCTGCTCCCTGGCGAGCGGCTGGTCTAGGCTACCAAGCGGCTCATTCTGGACGCAGATCACCTTGGCACCAGGATATGGCCGTCCCAGGATCACGCGGGTCACGTCTTCGGGGTCCGGTTGCCAACCGTTCGGCCCCGGTTCCTTCGGCAAGCGTTCGCCGTTGTAGCTCTGTTGCGCAATATAGAGGGCCAGGCCCTTCGTGGTCGTAACCTGCAGATCGATTACCGTCTGCCCCTCGACCAGATCCTGGGTTTCTTCAAGGGTCTCCACCACTACGTTCACGTTGACAACGTCGTCCCACACGATATCGCCGGGCGCGTTCGACCGCTTGCGCGGGATCTGGCCAGTAGTGCCACCAGGTAGGAGAGACGCCATCGTGACGTGATGGGCAATCCATGCTTGCGTCGCAACGGCCACATTTGGATCAAGAACCAGTTTGACCACGACTGCATTGCTGACCAGGAAGTCCATCCGGTAGACAACGTCGCCATACGCCCCATCTTGGGAAATCGGCTTGTAGCTGGGGGGCAAGTTGCCCACGGCGACCATGCCGCCGTCTGCATCAAAAATCGCAATTTCTCGCAACGTGAACCCTCCCACGTCGGCTGGAATAGCAATCTCTGCCGTAAAGATGAGCGGGTTTTCGTGATCCTGGTAAATGCGGTTCACGCTGGTGCGGAAGCGCTCGCGCACCAATTGCGTCTGCTCGTCGTTGGGCGAGACCTCGTTGCCGGCGCCGTCGCCCACTGCCATGTGGGTGAGGATGAGCGGTTTCCCGCTGACCTCTGCAGCAGCCATACGAAGGAGACCGTATCGGGTGTGAATGGACTGATAGGTTGGCATTTTTACGTTAGATAGTTTTATAGGTTACAAGGGCTGCAGCGCGGTTCGATCAGGGGTTTTCGATATAGAAACCAGAGGCATAGATTGCATCGCCGGTAGCTCCCCAGGACGGGGTAAAGCACACGCCGCCCGCGCCGGTCTCGACCAATCCACTGCCCAGGTTCTGCACCTGGCCACCGACAAACGTGGCGGAGTTACGGTGTGCAGGTTGAGATGGCATAGTGAAGTAAGTCGAATTCGCTATCGCGGACGTGGTCGCGCCAGCGGCAGGCTGGATCCGAACCTGCCAGAAACGCAGATCACCGACCTTACGAAACTCGCCCGTGATCGTGACGGCGCCTGTTGTGGCCAGGTTGGTGAATACCGGGGCCCATTGGCCGCTAGTGCCTTGGGAAGCGGCTCCGTGTTGGATCGCTTCAGCCTTACGGGCACTGGAAAATAGGCCATAAATCTCGGCAAAGCCGGTGTATTGCCCTGTCCCGGTTATCGTGCTCCAGCTGCTGATACCGAGTCGGTACGTGGGTTCGTCAGGGTCTACCGCGCCAGGCGCGATGATGCACACAGACTCGGCAGGCGATAAATCGAAAGTCCGATTGTTGAAGGTGACCCTGGTGGCGCGAGCAAATCTGCTCGGGCCGCTGATAGCACTGTTCAGCACTAAACCTTCAAGGAAAACAGGGGCTTTGAGGTGGCGCGCCACGTAATCGCCGTAAAGCGCATAGCCGGCTTTTGTCGGGTGTACGTCATCAGCAAAGCAACCAGGGCGCAAGGTTCGGAAGTCCCGGGTGCCGTTCGACGCCCAATCCAGATAGTCCATCTGGTACACCTCTGGGAACTGCGCTGCGAACTCGGACAGGAGCCAGCGGTTCACCTCGGTGGCATTGGCCTGGCGCGCTGGCGTAAACCCGGCGTGGTCATCCGGTCCGATGTTGTCCAAGACAAGCACAATCCCGTTGTCGCGGCAGCTCTGCGCGAAGAACGTGAAATTTTCCTTGATCGTCACCACCGGCACATCGGTGAAAATGTCGTTGATGCCGATATGCAGGTAGACCATGTAGGGAAGCTGACCTTTTGCAAAATCCATGGTGAAGGGCACGCCATCCCCGACCACGACATTCTGCGCAAGCACGTCTCGCGGCCAGCGTTGACGGATCTGCACGCTGGTCTGCCCGCCCCATCCGTGATTGATGACAGGTATGCCGAAATGCTTGGAGAACTCATAGGCCAATTGCCCTGGTTCCGAGCCGGCGATGGGATCGAATACCGGGTGCAGCCTGCCATGCAGCTCGGGATGACCCTCCGCGATCGAATCTCCGATCAGCACGCAGTAAGGCATGAGGACGTCGATATAGGCACCGGGCACGGCCTGGACGAGTAAGCCCGTATGACCGTCCAGATTGGTGATGACCTCGGATTTATTCAGGTCGACCAGCTGGTAGTCGGTCGGATCATGTAGCGCGCTGCTTGCCTTGGCCAGCGCATTGCCTCGTTCCAGTCCTTTACGCAGCAAACGCGCCATTTCGCCCGCGCCTGGGCCAAACCAGCGGGGATCTATCTCGCCTTCATACTGTCGCCGCCAGCGCTTCCCATTGTTCGCTACGATGAGCGTTCCACCGTTGTCTGGCGTGGCGGTGTCGTTGTCGTCCCGAACAAACATTCCCGCAATGCCCAGCGGGGCAGCGTTTGAACGGTAGCCGGTGACATACACGGCCTTCTGTTCGCCGGCAAAGTTCCTCAGTGCCGCGTAGTCAGCCAGAGAGAGCGCATCGCCAAGGGTTGCCTGGCCCGCGAAAAACTGTTCGGAATCTGCAATCAACTTGGCGAACGACCGAACCGGCCCGCCCTCGGTTTGCACCACCTTCTGGGCATCACCGTGGACTATGTCATGCGCAATATCGGCATCGGTTTGAAACTGGGATACTTTGTTTTTAAGAGACATTTTTAGTTACCAAAAGTTGTTGTTCGGGAGGGTTTCGTGCAGCAGCTGGTGTAGTGCATCAATCCCTTGTTCGGTTGTCGCCTCTCCGTTCTTGGCCCCTTCAATAAGGAGGGAGATATCGGGCGGTCCGCCGTATTGCAGTCGAATGTCATGTCCGCTGCCAGTGACAACGGCGACACGAGTAACGGCTTTCGATGTGACGCTGATGCGGATGGAATCGAGGTGAGAACGCAGGTTCTTGGTTGCCGCTACGACCTGATTCATGTTCACCAGTTGGGCCTGGGTGACACCGATCTGGTTAATGTCCAGCAGTAGCCGGTAGGTGTAGGGCGCACCAGCCGGCACCTGGTTGAACCACTCCTGCAGCTGTGACTCGATTCCCAGCGCGCTCA